CTTTTATGGTGTAGGTGGCGCATGGGAAATCTTAGACAGTGATACTGCACTAAGTGGTGGTGAAGCTGTAACATATGATGAACATTATAGTGCTCCGGCTGGCCCTGCTAATAACGATATCTGGGTTAAAACTACAAGACCAGGTAATGGTTTAGCTCTAGCATTAAGTACACATGATGGTACTTCATTCACAAGTGCTACAGTGCAAGGTATCTCAACTACAATGGTAGATGGTGCTGGTGGAATTGGCGACTTTGTCCCACAAGATGGTTCAAGTGTCAGTCCATTGACAGCAGGTACAGCCATTACAGGACAATACCTATTAGATATGCAAGCAAATACAAAAGCTACAATCATAATAAGAGAAATTACAACAGGCGGTGTAGTAGATGCAATTCAATCAACTACAGTATTAGCACAAAATGACACACCAACTGCAACTGTGGCAAGCGGCACATATTGGTTTGATAACACAATCAACAGTTTGGACTTATACAAAGTAACAGGTGGTGCATATGTAGCCGCTAGTGCAACATATTCAACAACTGCTCCAACAGGTGCAACTGCAGGTGATGTATGGGTAGACACAACACTAGCCGCTGAAAACCAAGCAAATGAACGTGCATATCCAAAAATTTATGTAAGAAACACAGGTAACACTGCTTGGGTATTGCATGATAACACAGACCAAACAACTTCAACAGGTGTATTGTTTGCGGATATTGATGATACAGCAGGTGGTGGAGCTCCTATTACAGGCGCACCAAACCCAGCAGTATATCCAGCAGGCATGATTGTTGTAAACATGGCACAAAGTAAAAACACAGTGCGTGTTTGGAATGGCACAGCATGGAGAAATGGAGCCGCCAACCACGCAGATGGTAGCGGAGCATTTGGCAGATATGCACAGCGTAAAGTTATTGCAACTGCAATGCAAAGTGCTATTGCTGGTACAGATCTAAGAGATCCACAGTACAAGTACAGCTTGATTGCTTCACCAAACTATCCAGAACTAGTTGACGAAATGGTCACACTAAACAGTGATAGAGGCGAGACAGCATTTATTGTTATTGATACACCAATGCGTAAGAATCCAACAGATGTTATTAGTTGGGTAAACAATAGTAACAGTGCAAGTGAAAACGGCGAAGATGGACTAGTAACTAAGAATACATATTCAGCAGTTTACTATCCAAGTGGACAAACTACAGAACCATTAGAAGGTAATACTGTAACTGTTCCTCCAAGTCATATGGCACTATACACTATTGCTTACAATGACAACATAAGTTTCCAATGGTTTGCTCCAGCAGGAACTACAAGAGGTGTTGTACAAAACGCAAGTGCAGTTGGACATATTACAACTGAAGGCGAATTCAAAGCAATCAGCCTTACACAAGGACAGCGTGATTCAATGTATACAGCAAAGCTGAATCCAATCACAACATTTCCTGGACAAGGCACAATAGTATTTGGACAGAAAACTCTACATGCTTCAACTAGCAGTTTAGACAGAGTCAACGTTGCTAGATTGGTTGCATATCTCAGAGAAAGATTTGATGAGATCGCTAGACCATTCTTGTTTGAAATCAATGATGCACAAACTAGAGCTAGAGCCAAAGTTGTTTTTGAAAGGTTCCTTGCAGACATTTTAAGTAGACGAGGACTAAATGACTTTGCGGTAGTTTGTGATGAAACAAACAACACACCAGCAAGAATTGATCGTAACGAATTTTATGTTGATGTTGCTATTGAACCAGCAAAAGCGGCAGAATTCATCTACGTTCCAATTAGATTGGTTAATACAGGCACACTATCAACAACAAACTAATAAAAATTAACTGAATACTTAATGGACTGCCTAGTGCAGTCCATTTTTTTTGGCTGTTTTTAATAAATACAATTAGCCGGTATTATGAGGAGATTCAAATGGCAGTAATTACAACATTAGGCGTTCCAGACAATTCAGGAAACACCACAACAATCATGCCTAAGCTACAATATCGTTTTAGAGTGACATTTGTAGGCGAAGGCTTCAGTGCTACTCCTACTCGAAGCGTTATTAGTACAACCAGACCAAGTCTAACACATGACGAAATTCCGTTAGATGCTTACAACTCAAGAATTTACCTTGCAGGTAAACATACATGGGAAGCAGTTAGTATTGTACTCAGAGATGACGTAGACAGTGTAGTGCTTAGAGAACTAAACAACCAATTAAACAGACAAGTAGACCATGCTAATCAAAGTTCACCAAGAGCAGGTGCAAGCTACAAGTTCCAAACTATTATTGAAACACTAGATGGTGCAAGTCCAACTCCAGGCGTTTTGGATAAGTTTGAACTAGCAGGTTGTTACATTGCAAATATCAGTTATGGTGATATGGCATATGCTAGCAGTGAACAAGTACAGGTTACAGTAGGTATAAGATACGACAACGCAGAAATTTTTGATGCCGCGGGCAACGCCACACTTACAGGCGCTGATTTAGATCAGACAGTAAGTAACGCAACCGGCGGTGGTACACAGGCTTAATTAAGGTAGCAGAATATGGGATTAACTAGTAATACCGGCCCATATAACGCCGCCGCAGAGCATTTCGGAGCTGATGATCCAGTAATGGTCAAAACTCCACGTCAACTTTATAATTTCAGCATACAATTCTTATTAAATGAAAACGTTCCAATGGAAGATGATAGCTTTGGAAGAAACTTTACATTTAATAGAGTAGTAAGTGTAACAATGCCTGACTTTGATTATGGCATACAACCCGTAAACCAATACAACAGAATGAGATATGTTCCTACTAGAATGACTCCAGGACCATCTAATGTTGTGTTTTATGATACAAAAGACAATCAATTTCAAACAATGATGAAAGCATATGCTGGACATTACTTTAGTGGACATGATATGGATCCTGTAAACTTTAATGGTTACGAAATGCTAAACAGCAATTTTGCGGCAGGTGAAGCACATGAATTTGGTGCAAAAACTATTCCATCAAATAGTAGGTTCTTTTTTGAAGAAATAAGAATTCACAATAAAGATTCTGCACAGGGTGGCAGAACAACTGTTTTGTATAATTGTATGGTAAACACTGTGCAACACACTACATTTGATTATGCACAAAGTAGTACGGCTACATATGCAGTAAGTTTTCAACCTGAACATGTAAATGTTGGTGCAATAGGTGGAGAATTTATTAATACAAAAAATAGTGCTAGATCCAGCTTGTTGAGTACTATTGCAGGCACGGTAGCAAGCAGATTACCAGCTGTACAAAATGCAGTTACGGCTACAACTACTACAACTGGAGAAGTACTTACACCATTCACTGGCAAACTTAAAACAGGACAAAGTCTTAGAAATATAGATGGTAAGACATTTGTAGTTACTCCTACAGAAGGACTTGCAGAAGGTCAACTGCCCCAAGAGTAGTAAGAATAAATACTACTAGAATGGCAAACAAATTTCAACAAGGCATATACGAAGTTAAAAACCCTCGTAAGTATGTGGGCAAACACCGCCCAAAGTTTCGTAGTGGTTGGGAATTAAAATTTATGCGTATGCTAGACACACACCCGAATATATTGGCATGGGCTAGTGAAAGTCACCGAATACCATATAGAAATCCAGCAACAGGCAAAAATACCCACTATGTGCCAGACTTTTTTATAGTATACGAAGACAAAGACAAAAATAGAAAAGCTGAATTTATTGAAATAAAACCTGCAGGACAAACACTAGCACATGCTAGAAGTCCTATGCAAAAAGCGGCGGCTATTGTAAATGAAGCAAAATGGCAAGCGGCTAAAGTATTTGCACAAAGACAAGGGGTTGGATTTAGAGTGCTTACAGAAAACGAATTATTCAACCAACCTAAAAAAAGGAAACGTAAATGAGTAATAAAATAGAAGATGTGTTTAATTTACCTCCGGCAAATGATCAAGTTAATGAACCTATTAAACAAGAAGAAACTGGTTTGGATATTGCACAATTACAACAACAACTGGACATAGCGGATAAAATTGATGCCGCATTGCCAATGGTTAGAGATTTAGAACAATTAGATGCTGATATGGACAAATATGCAGACAAAGCCATGCATGCCTTTCAGGACCTTATGGATCTAGGACAAAATGTTGAAGATAGACATGCGGCGGCTGTATTTGACACAGCAAGCAAGATGATGACCAATGCTATTACTGCCAAAACAGCTAAAATGGACAAAAAACTTAAGATGGTTCAACTACAACTGCAAAAAGCAAAATTTGATGCACAAGAAGCCAAATCAAAAGGTGGAGATACTGCCATACAAGGTGAGGCAGAAGAGTTCGAAGACCGCAATAGTCTGATAAATGCTGTAATAGAAAAAATGAATAAATCGGATAAATAATTACAATGAAGGAAGTAGCGATGAAAAGTTTGAAACAATATCTAGCAGAATCTGAAAAAACCTACAAGTTTAGAATTCGTAGTATAAATGAACTTTCAGATGAGCATATGGACAAGATTGAGTCGCATATGAAAAAGTATAACATGGAAAGCATGAGTGCATGTAAGAAAACAATCATGCAAAGCAAGCCCAGAGGATTTGGTGATGTAGGCCCAAATGAAGTTTTTATTTGTGATATGGAACTTAAACTACCAGCAACTCCAAATGCACTACAAGAAGAGATTGCAAGAATATGTGGTTGTAGCATGGGCAGTATAATAGTTAACAACATGAATGAGTCAGAAGAACTTTGGAACGATGTAGAGGAAACTACAGACGAGGAGCCAAAGAGCGTATTAGCTGATGCAGAATACAGTGACGCTGAAAAAGTAGATCACAGTGAACACTATGGTAATGAGTTTGTAGACAAGTTTGTCAAGGCTCAACCAAAAGGTGAATTAAATACAGAATATAAGGTGTGAAAAAATGAACTTAGAAGACTTAATCAAACTAGCAGGAGTGACAAAGTCCCCATACGACACACCAGTGCAAGAACAGCCAGCAGAGATCGAAGAACAGCCAGTAATGGACGATAATGAAGGCATGAGAGCGTTAATTGCATTGGTTACTCCAGAGCAGTTAAACCAATTACAAGGCAACGCTCCAGTTGAAGAAGAAGGTTTTGCCAACAGCGGTGACGAATATGCTGGCGAACCTGAAGAATACAAAGGCACACTAGGTAGTCCTGCTGACCTTAGCCTTAGAAGATACTTGGGAGCAAACGGTGAACATGTTACTGTAGATGAGACTAAAGTATACGAAGATCACAAGGTAGAAGATATTACTGAAGCTTGGAAAGAATATAAAGCTGAACCAATTGCTGAACATCATCAAAAAGATGCAGAAGGCAATACTATTCCTCATGATGACGAAGTTGCAGAACAAAAGGTTGCTGAAGAGCCAAATGAAGCAAACAAATTTATCAAAGCAAAGATTGATGCTGAAGAAGATGGCGAAGACAGTTTTACAGTAGATGGCAAGAAATACAAAGTAAAAGACAGTGCTGATTTAGACAGACTAAGACAACTTGCTGGCGCACAACAAGTAGACGAAGCAATGGGGGGTGCATGGAAACAAGATACGCCAAGCGAATTGATGATGGTTATTAAAAAATATGACCTTGATCCAATGGATGCTGAACAAATGGCAACCGCAGATGTTAATGCAGACATTGATGCCATAGCTGATTTACATGATGCTTATACTGATCGTGTGGGAATACCAGCTGGTCCTATGGACGACGATATGAGTGAATTACATGACATCGACGGTGGCACCGAATGGTTAGCTTCACCTGAATATGATAAAGTAATGACAATGGTAGGTGACCTATGTTCAGCAATGGGCATGGAAGGTGCTGGTAGAGAAGAGTGTGGACAAGCTCTTATGAAACATGTTGATGAAAACGCACCACAAGAATCAACTGAGATAAATGATCTCAGAAAGCTAGCAGGAATATAATAATGCCAAGCAGTCAAGAAATGAAAGTCCAAAATACTTTTGATAAAGCAATGGACCAAATAAACAACTTACAAAAAGTATTCCGTGACGAAGGAATGCTTGCAAAAGCAGTAGTTGACCTTGGCGGTAACCAAGACTTTGGTGCTATACAGGAAGCATTTGACAACTTGTATGGTGCATTGGAAGATGCAAACTATGATGCAATGGCACACCTTGAAGTAGAATCAGTTAAACAAAAACTTGGCATGACCGAAGATAATCATACTAAAACTATCAAACCACAAGGCAAGCAAGCAGAAGTTGACCTAGCTGGTGATAGTATTTGGGATAAAGAAGGTGACAATCCTGCAAAAGTTATGGTGATGAGTATCACTATCGAAAATCCATATGCACCAGGCGGTTACATGGATGATGATGAAGATGATGGCTATAGAAGTGTAAGAGTAGAACATGATGGTCCATGGAGTATATACACAGACAGTGGCTTTGCAGAAGAGATAAGTGGTCTAGTTGGATTCAAAGTAGACTTTACAGAACAAGGCATGCAAGAAGATGGTATGGCTAGTATGGAAGGTACAATGGGCGATACTATGGAGTCAGTTGAAGAAAGTAAATTGACTGAAGGCTATGAAAGCAAAGTAAGAGAAATTTGCAAAGCCGCTGGAGTTGATTGTAGTTTCAAAGATGGCAAAATGTATGTAGCCAAAGAAGATATGGCAAAAGCCAAAAAAGCATTAGAAGACAACGAAGATATTTTAGAACTACCTGACATGGTAGCGGAAAATGTTGAACTGGATAGACTAAAGCAACTTATCGGTGTCGATTCAATTAGAGAGATGAAACAATGACAGACAAGACATTCAAACAGTATTTGACAGAAATGCACTCATGTGGGTGTGACGATAATTGCAGTTGTGGTGGTAATTGCACTCCAGACTGTAACTGTCATAGTGGATGTGTTGCAATAGTAGTTAAAGAAGACAGTGTTGATATGGAAAAACACAATACACTTAACGATATTTTTCAAGCACTTGAACAACTAAAAACTGAAGTTGATGAATTAGATGCACTTGATAGTGATATGGATTCAACTGGTGTTGGCGATTTAAATGACCAACTTACAACATTTAGAAAACACATTTCGGCATTATATCAAGTGCTAGATAGAGCTGGTAGAATTGTACCAATGGAATCAGTGAACGAAGTCGAAGAATCAAAAGATTTAGAACACCTAAAAAAATTAGCAGGCATTTAAACTAGGGGCTATGGAGACATGGCCTCTTTTTTTATTAGATTGTGCTGATTGCAAATGACAAACAAGCAACAAATAGAAAATTGGCTTATGGAACCAGGAAATAACTTCTGTGTTCTGCCATACATACATATGGCTATAGAATCAAATGGAGATATTAAACCTTGTTGTATAGGACAATCATTGGGTGTAAACATAGCTAATATGACTAGTCATGAAGCATTCAACGATCCTGTTAGACAAAAATTTATTGACTCTTTTGATCGTAATGAAAAACATCCTGCTTGCAAAACATGTTGGAATGATACACTCAGCAAGTTTAACATGCGTGTGAAATTTAGTACAAACTCACATGCAATTAAATTTACTGAAGCAATAATGAACGGAGATAAGCCAAAACGTAAATTGAAATGGTTGGAAGTAAAACCTGGTAATAGATGTAATTTAAAGTGTAGAATCTGCGGAGTACACAACAGTAGCCAATGGACAAAAGACGCCTACGATTTAGATCAACACATAAGAAAAAACGATAAAGGATTTAAACTAACAGCCTTTAAAGAAAGCGATCAGTACAAACTTACTGAGCAGTCCAAATGGATAGATAATCCTAGATTTTGGAATGACATTCAAGCACTAGATGAAATCGAATGCATACACTTTATGGGCGGTGAGCCTTTTATGGTTCCTGAACATTTTCAACTGTTAGAAAAATTGTTAAATGGCAATGTAGATATTTCAAAAATTCAAATTTTGTATAACACCAATGGCACTATTTTCCCTACAGACAAACAAATAGATTTGTTACAAAAGTTTGCGAATGTTAAAATACAGCTTAGTATTGATGATATAGGTAAAAGATTTGAATATCAAAGAAAACTAGCAGATTGGGAACAGGTAAAAAGTAACATAATCAAGTTCAAAAAATTAGATAGTAATAAGTTCAAAATAGGAATTGATCCTACTGTAAGTATTCTAAATATTTGGAATCTAGATGAAATTGTAAATGGCTTTGCTGAACTAGGATTCATTTTAGTACAATTAGATGAACATTTTGTAACTGGAGGCAAACATGATTGTAGAATACTGCCAGAAGCTGTGAAACGTATAATTACTCAAAAGTTTGAAACTTCTGACAATTTATGGATCAAGCAAGCAATTACATTTATGAATCAAAAACCTATTGGTGATACAAACATAAAAGATTTTATGGATGCAACTGAATATTTGGATATTTTGCGTAATGAAAGTTTTGCAACTTTGTCTCCTGAGTACTATAATTTAATTGCACAAAACATTGAAATTTAATCAGACTAAGTAATACTATGAGCGTTGATACTAATTTAATCAAAAAGCCTTATCAAAGGGAAAAATTCACAAAAGCAGAACTAGAGGAACTTGTAAAGTGTACACAAGATCCAAAGCATTTTCTGTTGGAGCATTGTTTTATTCAACATCCTACAAAAGGTCGTATGAAGTTTGACTTGTTTGATTATCAGGAAAGACTAGTAGATGTTTATCATAACAATAGATTTAGTATTGCAATGTTGCCAAGACAAACAGGTAAATCAACTTGTGCGGCTGGTTATTTGTTGTGGTATGCAATGTTTAATCCAGACAGTACAATACTGATTGCGGCACACAAATATTCAGGTGCTCAGGAGATTATGCAACGTATTAGATTTGCATATGAAACATTGCCTAATTTTATACGAGCAGGTGTTACAGCATACAACAAAGGCAGTTTAGAATTTGACAACGGTAGTCGTATTGTAGCACAAGCAACAACAGAAAACACAGGACGTGGTCTTTCACTTACATTGGTATACCTAGACGAGTTTGCATTTGTGCCTCCAAGAATAGCCAGTGAATTTTGGACATCGTTGAGTCCTACACTGTCAACAGGTGGTAAGTGTATGATAACAAGTACACCCAACCAAGACAATGATCAGTTTGCACAAATATGGAAGCAAGCAGAAAAGACCATGGACGAGTGGGGGAATGAACAAGAAGTAGGCATTAATGGATTCAAAAGTATTAAAGTGGACTGGAGAGAACACCCAGATAGAAATGATGAATGGGCAAAAGAAGAAGCGGCAAAAATTGGAGAAGAACGTTTTAGACGTGAACATGGTTGTGAATTTATTACTGCTGATGAAACTTTGATCAATCAACTTAAACTTGTATCTATGGAAAGCAAAGATCCTTATAAACGTACAGGACAAATACGTTGGTACAAACCTATTGTAAAAGGTAAAACATATATTATAGGATTAGATCCTAGTTTGGGTACAGGAGGCGATAACAGTGCTATACAAGTATATGAACTTCCGGGTATGAAACAGGTTGCTGAATGGATGCATAATAAAACACCAGTGACAGACCAAATAAGAATAATGAAAGGTTTGGCACAGTCTATACAAGAAGAATCACCTGATAGCGAAATATATTGGAGTGTAGAAAATAATACTCTTGGAGAAGCGGCATTGGTAGTAATACAAGAAATGGGAGAAGATAATATTCCTGGTACTTTTGTAAGTCAACCAAGAGCGGCAAATAGAGCTTATAGAAAAGGTTTTACAACAACAAACAAAAGCAAACTTGCGGCATGTAGCAAGTTTAAAAATTGGTTAGAAACAGATAAAATGAGTGTATATAGTCATGCACTATTACAAGAGATAAAAACATTTATAGCCAGAGGCAGTGGATATGCGGCTAAAGATGGAGAAAAAGATGATCTTGTTATGGCTACACTACTAGTGGTAAGAATTGTACAGCAAGTAGCACAATATGATGAAAATGCATATGATGAACTTAGAGATACATTCTCAGATGAGGACTCAGTTGAACCCATGCCATTTGTGTTTTTAACATAAATACATTAAAGGACTTTAGTATGATTAGTGGCGAAACTATAGCAAGTGATATTTTTAAAATATTAAAAGGTAATGGGTATAAAATTAAGATTTTTACCGACGAAGGTGAAAATACTGTTGATCCACAAGCCGCTAGACGTTTTTATATTCCTGAACTAGGCAGTATGGTTAACCTAGACGAAACAGATGCAAAAAGAGAAATTCGTGTTAGTGTAAATCAAAATACTGATATAAGTAAGTTCAAAGACACATTGGGTTTGTTAAAAAATCTTGCAAATCAAAATGTAATTGAATATACGCTGAAAAGTTTTACAAAGGAAATAACACCAAAAGACCAAGATTACCAAGCACAAAAGGTGAGAGATATGAAACAAGATGTTAATGAGGGCATTAGTCCTGCTTATGGTAGTAGCAAGAGCAGTTACCAGCAGTTAGAAAATGCTAAACTAATTATTAAACACACAAAACCAGTCAACGAAGAATCGCGTGGCAGTAGAAGCAGAAATATCAGTGCTATCTATATTGAAAGTGCAGACGGCGAGCGTTACAAAATGGAAACCAATAATCTAGCAGGTGGAAGAGCAATGCTTAGACACGTTAAAGAAGGCGGTAATCCATATGATGAATTTGGTAGACATATTAGTGAACAGTGCATCGAACTTAAAAAATTAAAAGAGTTCAAGAAATACAGTCTTCGTAATGGCTTGGTAAACGAAGATACTACTGATATTGTAGAAGCAGTAAGCAACAGAATCAACAGTTTAAGAGAAAGCATTAACAAATTAAAAGGTTGTAAATGCTACAATGAAACAAAAGAGAAGTTTGAGAGCAAAGAAGTTAAAATTAATGAAACAGACAGAACCAAACTTCGTAACCAATTTACAGTACGAAGCTTCGATGAAAGTTTAGATGAAGCGTTACCGTATGTGAATGCATTAGTCAAGGAAATGAAATCTCTACAAGAGGCACATGACCTTGTTAATGATACATTAAATAGCCTAGCAGACACTATTGATAAAATGGATAGTGTACAATTACGCAAAGGCGTTAATGTAAAAAGCGATCCTGAGAATCCAATGAACATGGCTAGTTATTCAAATATGCCAACAGAAAGCAAAATTCAAAGTGTGTTGTCATATCTTGGATTGAGTGTAGCAAGTTCAAAGAAACAGGACGAACTAAGTGTACTACTACAACGTTTGTCAGATGACAGTGTTGTAGGCAAGTTAAGTGTTGACAAACCACAGGAACGTGCTATGTTAAAACGAGCAGTTGATTTAATCAATAAATTGATGCCTAAGTTGACTGCAACTGCAAGCGAAGGTACACACGTTGAAACTGAAACAATTGAGCAAACAATGGAGAGCAAATTATCTAATTACGATTTTGATAAACTTTTCAGTTGACAAGTTAAGTTTTAACACATATACTAGTGACAATATTAAGTTGTCACGAGGCAAACTTAGGCAAAAACACATAGGCAAAATTTAGGAGAAATACTATGGCAACATTGGCAGAAATTCGTGCAAAATTGCAAGAGCAAGAAAATCGTGGACCAAGTGGTTCATCAAGTTCAGGTGGCGATAACGCTATCTTCCCTTTTTGGAATATCCCAGAAAATTCAACAAGTGTGCTAAGATTCTTACCAGATGGTGATTCTAGCAATACTTACTTTTGGCGTGAACGTCAAATGATTCGTTTGGAGTTTGCTGGCATTAAAGGGCAAGCAGACAGCCGTAAGGTTACTGTAAACGTTCCATGTAATGAAATGTGGGGACCGACAGGATCATGTCCTGTACTAGCTGAGGTACGTCCTTGGTTTAAAGATCCTGCATTAGAAGATATGGGTCGTAAGTATTGGAAAAAACGTAGTTACGTTTTCCAAGGTTATGTAGTAGAAAGCAGTCTGCAAGAAGATACTACACCTGATAATCCAATTCGTAGGTTTATTATAAATCCTAGTATTTTTAATATTATTAAAGGTGCTTTGATGGATAGTGATTTCGTTGAACTTCCAACGGATATCGAGCAAGGTACTGACTTCCGTCTTACTAAGACAACTAAAGGTCAGTATGCAGACTATTCAACATCTAGCTGGGCACGAAGAGAACGTAGCTTGGATAGTAATGAGAGAGCGGCTATTGATACACATGGCTTGTTTAATCTCAATGATTATCTTCCAAAGCAACCAAATGAAGAAGAACTTGGTGTAATTGGCAAAATGTTCGAAGCCAGTGTAGATGGTCAAATGTATGATCCAGAGCTTTGGGGCAACTATTATCGCCCTGCTGGTGTACAAATTGACACTTCGAATAGTGCTCCAAAAGGAGAAGTAACAACTGCTCCTGCTCCACAGCCAACACCGCAACCTGCTCCAGTCGCAGAAACTCCAGCACCTGCTCCAGTTACTCCACCTGAAAAACAGGAAGAAGTAGCGGCGGCAGTAGCGGCAACTGCTCCAGCTGAAGGCGGAGCAAAGCCAAGTGCTCAGGACATTTTGGCGGCGATCAGAAATCGTAGCAACTAATAATAAAACAATATAGTAGGCGGCAAAAGTCGCCTACTCTGGCTTTTTGGAGAAAACTATGGCAAGACCTTTTGATGTAAGTAAATTCCGCAAAAGTATTACAAAGAGTGTACCTGGACTCAGTAGCGGATTTAGAGACCCTGATACATGGATCTCAACAGGTAATTATACACTAAACAAGTTAATTAGTGGTGACTTTAACAAAGGTGTACCTCTAGGCAAAGTGACTGTGTTTGCAGGCGAAAGTGGTGCAGGCAAAAGTTTTATTTGTAGTGGTAACCTTATTAGAGAAGCACAAAAGCAAGGTATCTTTTGTGTGCTTATCGATAGTGAAAACGCACTAGACGAAGCATGGTTAAAAGCACTAGATGTAGACACCAGTGAAGATGCACTTATGAAACTAAACGTGGCAATGATTGATGAAGTTGCTAAAGTTATCAGTGAATT